CAGCTAATCCTACAGAAAAGAAACCAGCACCTAAGGGTGACGGACCAGACAAGAAAAGCCATGTAGCACATGAAACACAGGTAATGGTTGATGACTTTTCTGCGATTCAGAAAAAACCTATACCAATGGAAGCCAAGATAGCTGAACTCAGAGCTATGGCATTGGCCAACCAAAATCGCATAAACATTAATCAAGAGCTAATTGATCAGTTTAACGCAGGTGCAGACATAACAGAAGATCTTGAATCCAGTGTAAATCTAGCTGTTAACGAAATCAAAGGAAGATTAACATAATGTCAAAGTTACCTGAAAGAAATCAAAACATAGATAGAACCAGTAAGTATACAACTCCTGATTTCAAACCTGGTCCATATGAAGCATTGGTCATAAACAATTTAGATCCTGAATTTCATGGTGCATTGACAGTACAATTATTAAAAACAAACGAATCCCAAGGTATTCCTTTTGCTGACGGCGAGCTGTACACAGCTAGATATCTACAACCATTTGGCGGCTCAACCCCTGTGTTTGGTAACACAAAAAATCCAGGATACAAGGACAGCCAACAAAGTTATGGTATGTGGATGGTACCACCAGATGTGGGAGCAAAGGTATTGGTTATATTTGCAGAAGGGAATCCTAATATGTGTTTCTGGATGGGTGTTGTACAGGATAAGTTTATGAACTTCGGTGTGCCAGGTCATGCCGCAACAACGCTACTTACCGATGATGTGCCTGATGAATTAAAAGGTAAAAAACTACCAGCAAGTGAATACAACAAAAAAATAAATCCTGGAACGCAACAAGATCCTACTAGATTTTTAAAACCTTATCAAAAAGCATTTACTGACAACCTTATTGCACAAGGTTTGTTGGAAGATGAAACACGTGGTATAACCAGTTCAAGTGCAAGACGTGAAGTACCTAGTGCGGTATTTGGAATAAACACACCTGGACCTGTGGATAAGAGTCAAGGATCACCACAAACCAAAATAGGTTCAAAGGACGATAATACAAGTGTTTTCAAGGCAAGACTTGGAGGAACAAGTTTTGTGTTTGATGACGGTAATGATAAATTTTTAAGAAAAACATCAGCAAGTGAAGGTTCACCTGATTATGCAAATGTAAATTTAAACGAAAAAGATGGTAATGTAGGTTTACCACATAACGAACTTGTTAGATTACGCACAAGAACAGGACATCAAATACTTTTACACAATACAGAAGATTTGATATATCTAGGTAATGCTAGAGGTACTGCTTGGATAGAACTTACATCAGACGGTAAGATTGATATATTTGCAAAGGATTCAATCAGTATGCATACTGCTAATGACTTTAACCTTACAGCAGATAGAAACGTTACAATAGAAGCAGGTGCTAATTTAAGTTTAAAAGCATCAGGAGATTATGTAGGAGACAAGATCCTCAAAGGAAGAGTGCAGATAGAATCAAACAAAAACACAAACATACTTGTAGGTGGTAGCACTAAAATTACAACAACTTCAGACTTTGATGTTAACACAGGTGGAGCAAACAAACTTACAGCAGGTTCAACTACTGATATACTCAGCGGAGGCAACCATACAGAAACCGCTACCGAAATCCATATGAATGGACCGCAGGCGGCTACGGCCGCTGTCGCGTCCGCTCTGTCCGTACACCGCGTACCGGGTCATACGACCCTTGGAGTTCTTTCACAACGTTCGCCACAAGCTGAACCTTGGTCACATCACGAGAACTTGAACCCGTTAGCATTTAAGATTGCACTTACAGATAGAGATTTAGTAACTACAGTTGCTAATCCTTTACCAACACCAACCACAGCAGATGTGTTTAAAAAGGAATTTAAAGCATAGGTAAATATTGTTATGGCAGACTTATATAAAAAAATTACAGTACCTTCAGGAGTAAACCAACAACCGGTTACTACTAATCGTGCCTATAAAGGTACTAGCACAGTCAACCCTAACAACAACAGCAAAAAGCTGTTTGATATAGGACTTATTAAACAAGATTTATTGAATCACTTCCACATAAGACAGGGTGAGAAGCTGATGAATCCAGAATTTGGAACAATCATATGGGACGCAATTCATGAACCTTTAACAGAGGATATGAAAGAAGCTATTGCAAAGAACGTTACAACGGTCGTAAACAGCGATCCACGTATAGTTGTTTCTAATATAGTAATTGATTCGTATGAGAGCGGAATAGTAATTGATGTTGATTTAATGTATTTGCCGTACAATATTTCAGAATCATTGAGGCTTACATTTGATGAAGAATCGGGCTCTTATTAAGTACGCACTTTACGGATTACAATAAATAGTAATATTAAGGAAAGCAAATGTCGTCAACAAATAGACAAAACAGATTATTGTTAGCTGAAGACTGGAAAAAGGTCTATCAGTCATTTAGAAATGCAGAGTTCAAGTCATACGACTTTGACAATCTGCGTCGTACAATGATCAACTATATACGACAAAACTATCCAGAAGATTTCAACGATTACATCGAATCAAGTGAGTACCTTGCACTTATTGACTTAATTGCTTTCCTAGGTCAAAATATTGCTTTCCGCGTAGATTTAAATGCTAGAGAAAACTTTTTAGAGTTAGCTGAACGTAGAGAATCAGTTTTACGTTTAGCTAGGCTCTTATCATACAATCCAAAACGTAATCAAACAGCAAACGGATTGCTGAAATTTGAAAGTGTAAGTACATCAGAAGATATAGTAGATTCAAATGGAACAAACTTATCTAACCAAACTGTATTATGGAACGATCCTGCAAACACAAACTGGAGAGAACAGTTTGAAAAAGTTTTAAATGCGGCATTACCAGTAAACAGCATTGTAGGTAGACCTATTAAAAAAGATACAGTTGAAGGAGTTCCAACATATCAATATAGATTTGATGCAAGTAACACAGATGTTCCTGTATACACTTTTAGTAAAAACGTTGATGGAAAGAATATGCAGTTTCAAGTTGTTTCCACAGATGTTAACAATGGTGTAATATCTGAAGAAGCACCATTACCTGGAAACAGTTTAGGATTCTTATACAGAGATGACGGACGAGGACCAGGAAGTACTAACACAGGATATTTTTCACACTTTAGACAAGGTACACTAGATACAGGTACTTTTAATATTACATCACCTAGCACTAATCAAACAATAGGATTAGAAGCAACTAATATTAATAACACAGACGTTTGGTTATACAAATTAAATTCAATAGGTGCTGAGGACGAAATATGGACAAAGGTTGATTCAACTGAAGGAAACAACATTGTTTATAACAGCTTAAGAAAAAATATGAGAAATATTTTTGGTGTATTAAGTAAATCACAAGACTCAGTTGATTTAATTTTTAGTGATGGTACGTTTGGTAATCTACCACAAGGTAGTTTTAGAACTTATTACAGAACAAGTATAAATGATCAATATAATATTGTTCCAGCTGATTTAGTTAATATTAGTGTGTCAATACCTTACACATCTAAAGTAGGTAACCAGGAAACATTAACTATTGCATTAGAATTAAAATATACTGTTGACAATGCAACTATTTCAGAAAGCAACGATAGTATTAGACAAAATGCTCCTAGCACATATTACACACAGAACAGAATGGTTACTGGAGAAGACTACCAAGTAAGTCCACTAGGAATCAGTCAAGAAATTATAAAAGTAAAAAGTGTAAACAGAACATCAAGTGGAATTTCAAGATATTATGATTTATTAGATGCTACAGGAAAATATTCTAGCACAAACCTATATGGTGCTGACGGCGTCATTTATAAAGACGCTTACACAGATAAAACATCTTTTACGTTTAGCACTAAAACAGACGTACAGGGCGTTCTAGTAAACACTATAACACCAATATTAAGTCAGAAACAAATGTTAAATTATTATTTGACTAACTTTCCTAAGACACTTGTTGCTGACTTGGGTGCAAAATGGTCAAGTAAAACTACAACAACAAATCAATCTACAGGATCTTTTGTTGATTCAAATAGCACAAAATTACAAGTAGGAAACTTTACTGCTAGTGCATTAAAATTTATTGAACCAGGTACACTTTTAAAATTTGTTGCACCAACAGGAAAACATTTTATGGCAAATAACAGTCATGCTTTAATGACTGGAAATGCAGACCATCCTAATGCAATAACTTACAAATGGGTTAAAGTTGTAAGTGTTACTGGAGACGGAAGAACAGACAACACAGATGGTACAGGACCTATTATATTAAATGACATTATTCCTTCAGATGCTGTTTTATCAGAATTAAAACCTAAGTTTAGCAAAACATTATTAACAGATGTACAATCACAGATTACAGATCAAATATTTGCTTACAAAACATTTGGTTTAAGATATGATAGTGCATTAAGACAATGGCGTATGATTACTGCAACTAACTTAGATATATCAAGTGATTTTAGCACAGGTAAAACAGGTGATGTTACAGATCAAGCATTAGATTCAAGTTGGTTATTATTATTTGAAACAGATGGTGAAAAATATACTGTAACTTCAAGAGCTCAAAGATATGTATTTGAAAGCAATGAAGAAATTAGATTTTACTATGATAGTACAAGTAAAATATTTGATAACAGAACAGGTAAAATTATTAAAGATAAGATTGCAGTATTAAGTATTAATACACAACCAGATAGTACAAGTCCATTTACAATAGATTATCCATGGGAAATATCTAAAGAATATAGAGATGGAGATGGATATATTGACAGCAAAAAAGTTGAAGTAAGTTTTTATGATTCAGATTCTGATGGAGTAGTAGATGATCCAGAAACTTTTGTTACATTAGTAAATGAAGAAACTAATCCTTTAACAAAATATGTTTTCTTGAAAAAGTACACAACGTCAGATGGTATTGATGATTTCAAATATATGGATAATACTACTGGAACTGTTCTAGTAAAACAAAGCGAAAGTCTTGTAGGAGCATTAAGTTCATACACAGATGGCCAAGTATTTTATCTTGTAACAGAAGATGTGTTTAAAGTGTATAATAAAACAGCAGGTTCGTTAGGATTAACAACAGACTACAAAGCATACGTAGGTAGAAGCGGACTTAAATTCCATTACGTACATTCAGCTGACGATGATAGTAGAATTGATCCAAGTTCAAGTAACTTAATTGATACTTACTTGTTAACAAGAACTTATGATACAGAATTCAGAAAATATTTAGATGGTACGATTGTAAATAAACCTTTACCACCTAGCAGTGATAACTTGTTTAACAACTACGGTTCTGAAATTAACAAAATTAAATCTATTAGTGATGATGTAATTTATCATCCAGTGAAATATAAAGTTTTATTTGGATCTAAAGCAGATGCTCAAGTACAAGCAAATATAAAAATAGTTAAGAATCCAGATCAGGTTGTTAACGATAATGATATTAAGGCAAGAGTAATTTCAGCAATGAATGGTTACTTTGCTTTAGAAAATTGGGATTTCGGTGATACGTTTCATTTCTCAGAGATGGCTACTTACGTCATGAACGAAGTTGCACCTGATCTAGTAAACATTGTAATTGTTCCTAAACAAGACTCACAGGTATTTGGAAGTCTTTACGAAATTAAATCTGAAGCAGATGAAGTTTTTGTAAGTGGAGCAACAGTTGATGACGTAGCAATTATAGATGCAATTACGGCAAGTAAATTAAAAGCATCAGGTAATGTACTTACATCAGCGGCAACATCTTCAAGTGGTGTTACAAGTGGATCTAGTTATACAGCGGCAACAGTAACAAGTTCAAGTTCTACAAGTACTAGTTCTTCAAGTTCAAGTTCAAGTTCTTCAAGTTCAAGTTCTTCTAGTTCAGGTGGTGGTGGAAGCTCTGGGAGTGGTTATTAATGGCATATGATGATAATCAAAACGAATTTCCTTTACCGGCTGGAACATCAGATACTAGCCGTACTAGGACTAGTGCTGAACATCTTCCAAGGTATTTCAGAACTGCACATAATAAAAAGTTCTTAGGTGCTACACTTGATCAATTATTAAATCCGGGCGTTGCAGAAAAAATAAGTTCTTACTATGGTAGAAGAATTGCCAAAGCACGTAAGGCATCTGATACTTATGTAAGTGACGTAAGCCCACAAAGAGAAAACTATCAATTAGAACCTGCAACTGTAATTAAAGATACATTAAACAATGTAACTTTTTATAAAGACTATAACGATTTAAAAAATCAGATAAAAGCATTTAACGGTACTGTAGACAACGACAGCAAATTATTCAGCCAAGAATACTATGCATGGAATCCTAATATTTGTTGGGATATGTTTACAAACTTTAGAGATTACTATTGGTTAGAAAATGGACCATTAAGTATTCCTGTTGTAGGACAAGCAAAAGGATTAGTAAGCACATACACAGTTACAAGTGTAGATAATTTAGATAACAAATCATATCTTTTTACACCTGATGGGCAAACTCCTAATCCTACATTAAAATTATATAGAGGACAAACATACAAGTTTGACATTAATTGTCCAGGTATGCCTATGTCCATTAAGACTGCAAGAACATTAGATCCTAATTACAACTATAGTGTAGGTATTAGTGATAGCACACATACAACAGATGTAGGAACCATTGAATTTACAGTTGACGTACTTGCACCAGATACATTATATTATGTAAATGGTAACGATATTAACGCAAGTGGATTAATACAAGTTTATGACATACTAGATAATACTGCTATTGATGTTGAAGCAGAGATAGTTGGTAAGAAAACATACACAATGACAAATGGATACGAAATGTCAAATGGTATGAAAGTTAACTTCCAAGGTTCAGTAACACCAGAGAAATATGCACAAGGCAATTGGTATGTTGAAGGTGTCGGTAGTGAGATAAAACTTATTAATGAAAAAGATATTGAAGTACCTGGAACAGTAAGCACAAACCAACCTATTTTATTTGATAGTCAAAAGTTTGATAGAGCACCTTTCAGTAATGCAAATGCTTGGGCAACCACAAAAGATTATATTGTTCAGAACAGAGCATCAACAAGTAAAAGTGCTTGGTCAAGATATAATAAGTGGTTTCATAAATCAGTATTAGAAGCTACAGCGGCCATTAATGATGAACCTAGTGATGTTAATCAACAAGGTAGAGCTACAAGGCCTATTATAGAATTTGATCCTAAATTAAAATTATGGAACTTTGGTACTGAAGCAAAACAAGACGTAGACTTATTAGATACATTTACAGCTGATGTATTTTCAACTATAGAAGGTGCAATAGGTTATAATATAGATGGCGTTGATGTTGCAGACGGAATGAGAATCTTATTTACTGCTGATCCAGATACAAGAGTAGCAGGAAAAATTTTTAAGGTTAAATTTATTACACATAATTTTGTAAGACAAATTAGTTTAATAGAGGAAACTGATACATCACCTTTGTTAAATGAAACAGTATTAATTAAAGACGGTACAGACTACAAAGGTAAGATGTGGTTCTATGACGGAACTAAATGGAAAGCTGGTCAAGACAAAACAGCAGTTAATCAGTCTCCAACTTTTGATTTATATGATCAAAATGGCATGGACTTTAATGATACAACAACATATCCTAATTCAACTTTTTCAGGGACTAAACTTTTTTCATATAAAGAAGGAACAGGTACTAACGATCCTGAACTAGGATTTCCTTTATCATACAGAGCTTTAGAAAATACAGGTGATATTGTATTTGACTTTAACTTATTACAAGATGAGTTTACATACCAAAGCGATAATGCAAATGTTACAGGAAAAACAGAAGTTGGTCTTTTAAGAAAATATACAGACAGAACAACATTTACATATACCTCAGGTTGGACAAAAGGTTATGAAGATAGTAAACAATTAGTCAATAGACAGTTTATTATAGATACACAATACAATGACTTTCCAATTGATGTATATAAAAACAGTGGCGACCTAAATGATTTATGGGTAAGGGTTTACGTAAACAACAAACGTAAAAAAGCTCTTACAGATTATACAATTAATAGAATTAACAAAATTGCATATATTACTTTTACTACCCCATTAGTAAAAGACGATATATTACTAATAAAAACTAAGAGTGCTACTAGCAAAAATACAAATGGTGTATATGAAATAGCTTCTAACTTAGAAAGTAATCCACTTAATAATAATGTTGGGTCATTTACGTTAGGTGAAGTTAATGATCATGTTGAAAGTATCTGTGAAGAACGAGATGACTTTGTAGGCGATTTTCCAGGAACAGGTAATTTAAGAGATTTAGGAAATCTATCTGCTTATGGTAAAAGATTTTTACAGCATAGTGGACCATTTAATTTAGCTAACTTTCATATTACAAATAAAGATGCTAATCTTGTAAAAGCTGTACAGTTTGCTAAAAGAGAATACGGCAAGTTTAGAAAATTATTCTTGCAAACAGCAGATACATTAGGATTTGATGGACAAAACAAAATTCACTTTGATAAAGTGATGGATCAGCTTAATAAAGATAAAACAAGCGATATGCCATTTTACTTCAGTGATATGCTTGGGTATCAAAGTTCTAAAAATACAACACACGTTGTACAAAATCCAAGCACAATATATTATGCTTTGAATACACCATTTGATTTAACCACAGTTAATAATAAATCTGTAAACGTTTACATCAATGGAGTACAACTTGTTGAAGGATTAGATTATAAGTTTGAAGCAGATTACAGTGGATTTGTTACTATAACAAAAACTAAAGTCATAGGAGATGTTATTGATATCTATGAATATAACAATACTGACGGTTCATATATTCCTGCAACTCCAACTAAACTAGGATTGTATCCTAAATTTGTTCCACAGAAGTTTTTAGATACAACATATCAAACTCCAGTAAATGTTATTCAAGGACATGATGGAAGTATATTTGTTGCTTACAATGATTTCAGAGATGACTTGTTACTTGAATTAGAAAAAAGAATTTTTAATAATATTAAAGTTGATTATGATGCTACAATGATCAATATACATGAGTTCATTGGTGGAGAAAATAGAGATACAGGATTTACAAAAAAAGCAAGAGACAAAGCACTACTACCTGAGTATATAGAATGGAGTAATGCATTAGGAAGTCCAGATTATACAGACTTTAGTTTCTGGACAAGATCAAATAGCTTTACTTACAATTATAGCAATACTAATTCACCAACAGGTAAAACAAACGCAGGTTATTGGAGAGCAGTTTACAAAGAAGCATATGATACTGATCGTCCTCATTCTCATCCATGGGAAATGTTAGGATATAGTTTAAAACCAACATGGTGGGAAACAGTATATGGTGCGGCTCCTTATACAAGTGAAAATAAAATCTTATGGAAAGATATAGAAGCAGGTGCATATAGAATACCTAAC